AGGTTACGCGCCTGGTCATATGCGGGATGTCTTCGTCTACAAGTCCCAACCCATGACTGAAACCATGCAGATCCGTGTCAGCCATGCCCTAGCCAAGATCGAACGCGGGGATGTCACCGTTATGCGGAATAGGGACAAGACGCGCTTTATTCAATACAACCAGAAGCCAGAGCCTCGCATGGCTAAAGGCAACCGGATCATCCTTGAGAACGGCGCCTTCAAGGTAAAACCAGGCATTATCAACCGTAATGACTATTCCCAAATCACCCTAAAAGAACAGTTGGAGGGCTAAAATGGCCGTATTAAGATCATATCAATGCGTAAAACACGGGTATTTTGACGCTTGGGAGGCTGAATGCCCTCACGGGTGCAAAAAGGTCACACAGGTCTTTTTGAAGCCATTTTCCATTAAATCCGACCGTACCAAGGGCGCTGACAAGACTTTGAAGGGCTTGGCGTCCGATTTCCAGATGACCAACATCAAGTCAACCCGTGAAGGCGAGTTCCAGACCGGCTATCACACCCGCAACAACAAGCCTGAGCTTAACAAAGGCCATGAAGCGGCTAATGGTGGCGTTATGTGGGGCGGCGCAGGGCGCTTTGACATGGGTAGCGCGTTGGCCGGAAAGGCTGTACAATCAGGAAATGGCGAACCGGCTGGGTTTGATCCCAAGAATCTTGGCAAACTAACCGGACCGCGTGCGGCAAGTTATCAAGCTGACCATCAGGGATTAAAGATCAATGCGGATTCCAACTAAAGCAGATGAACGCGAGTTCTTTTACTTAGACCTGATTAACAAGTGCGATGTGTCCAAGCCAGAGCGTCAGGGTGATTACTCATCCTTGCGCTCTAACTTTTTGTTTGGCGCCGGTCCAGAAGAATCACCTGCACCCTTCAACAAGATCGCTTCGCACATCGACCAGTTAACTTCGTTCCTTTACTCCGCAGAAACAACGCGCTTCAATATTGCACTCGGCGCTGGCGCAAATGACATCCAACATCGTTACGTGCCGCCACTCAACCAAGCGCTGCACGACGAATGGAACAACTCGAATGCCGATCAAGTTTTCTCTACGGCCCTTACTTGGGCCTTGGTCTATAATTCGACCTTTATCAAGCTCATACCCTTCAACACGTCTATCCATCCTTACTTGGTAGACCCAGGTTCGATGGGCGTATTGCGCGAAGACGTACCATATACCGACCGTCAACAAGCGTTGACCCAGACTTACTACATGACCAAACAGGATTTGTGGGCGCGTTTGTACAACCATCCGAAACGCGACAGCATTATTAGCCGCATTACAACCGCCAATTACGAACCAACGCATGTGCCTGAAGGCGTTGACCGCATCGTGATGTCGCAGACTAATCCAACTCTATACGGCACCGTCAACCTCGACCTTTACGGCTACAACCGCATGAAAGCGCGTATTGCCGAAGACACGGTGGAAATGACTGAACTGTATGTCTGGAATGACGAAACGCAAGACTATCAAGTCGTTACTCGCGCCGCGCCAGATGTCATCATCTACGACCGGCCTAACGAAGAGCTATTTCTCAAGGGCGAGCTGCCATTCATTCAGATCTGCCCTAACCCACAATACGATTACTACTGGGGACAATCCGAAGTTTCCAAACTGATTTACCTTCAGCAAATGCGTAACCGGCGCATGACGGAAATTCTGGATCTACTATCCAAGCAAGTTAACCCGCCGACAGCTCTCACGGGCTTCACCGGCATCTTGGATGAAAAGAACTTTGCACTCAACCGCGCAGGTGGTTTGCTGTCGTCTGACATGCCGAATGCAAAAGCAGAACGTCTGGCACCAAACATTCCGCAAGATCTTTACGCACAGCTTAAAGAAATTGATGCAATGTTTGAAGAAGTCTCAGGAATTTCGTCTGTGTTGTCTGGCCGTGGTGAGCAAGGTGTGCGCTCTGCTGGTCACGCTTCTCAACTCGCACGTCTTGGATCTTCACGCGCCAAGAAACGCGCTATGGTTGTTGAAGATTCATTAGAGAAAATGGCAACGCTGTATCTTAAGATCATGCAAGCCTACGATCCTTCTGATCTCAAAGACACTGAAGGCAACAAGTTCATCCCTGCACAGTTTACCAAAGACTTTGTGGTCAAAGTGGACGCGCACTCGAACAGCCCGATCTTTATGGAAGATCTGCGTTCGTTGGCTTTTAATCTGTTCAAAGCGCAAGCCATCGACAAGGAAAGCCTCATCGACTTGCTTGATCCTCCAATGAAGCAACTTCTCAAGGAGCGGCTCAAGAAAATGGATGCCAAAGCGGCGGCAGCTCAAGCACAAGGCGGCGGCGAAAAAGTAGTGCCAATGAGCAAAAAGCAAGGCTAAAATGGCTAAAGGACAGCAAATTAACCCAGTTCGGGGCGACCAACCAAGGGCGTCAACTACCCAGTTGTCTCGCGACGTAAAACCCGCTACTATGGATTATAGAGTAAGTGGTGTGAAGTCTTATACGCCTCGCACTACTCCACGATCACCGGCAAGGAGGCCATAATGGCTTACAAGTCTGTAAAGCGTTCGCGTCGCGGCAAGCGTCGTTGAATAAGTTGGGGACGTTAACTTTAACTGATGGAGGCCTTCAATGGCTCGTAAGTCTCGTAAGCACAAGCGCTAATTGGCGCTACCACCCCTCCCTGAAACCTTAGCACAGGAGCGCATCATGCGTCGCAAGGCTCGTAAGGCACGTCGCTAACTAATACACGGGTTAGACCCGTTATTACTGCGATTTCCCTGAAGGGGGGGAAACCTAAAAATACCCCTTCACCTATTCAAAGGGAACGGACATGGCTGATAACGCACAACTTATGGCATTGATGCAGGGCGCTGGCGGTGAAACCCCAGGTGGCGTATCTGTCGGTGAAGCTCCTCCTTCTTCGCCTCCTCCCATGCCAACCCCTATGTCTACCCCAGAACCTAAAGCCGGTGTTAAAGAAGCAGCTCTCGTCAACGTCTCAATGGCGATGGATTTGATTGAGCAAGCTCTCCCAGCTATCGGATCTGAAAGCCCAGAAGGCCAAAAACTCATTAACGCAATCTCAGCACTGACTACGGTGCTCGGCCCTAAGAAACAAAAGGCCGGTGAATTGCAAAATGCTGAAATTCTTCAGCTTCTTCAAAACCTTCCTCAAGCCGGCGGCGGCACTCCTGGTTCTCGTATGATTGCTGGTGCGCCTCCAAATCTCGGATTGATGAACCCTCCAGGCGCTCCACCTGCCCCTCCGGCTGGCGGTCCTCCCGGTGCTCCTCCAATGCCTCCAATGTAAGGGAATTACTATGGAACTCTTTAAGCCAAGGGGCGCATCGGCACCCCGCAATGCAACAACCGACAAGCAGGTTAACGGTCAAATCGTTAACACGCCACGTTACGCCCACTTTGGTGGCCTTTCTGGCCCATCGAAAACCGGCAGCAAGAATGCAATGACGATTAAGCCACCAGGCGACGGTCGCAAAGTTATCTAAACCGAAGGATAGGGGACAACAATGCCTTCATTAGAAGATCTCACACCCGATGCCCGCGACGAATTGGCGTTATTGGCTCGTCAATTGGCCGAAAACCCTGATACGCGGGACTCTTTTTTGCGTTTGACGAAGAAAGTTAAGCCAAACTTAACAATCGACGCCATCGACATTAAAGACCAAGTAGACGCTCGTTTTGCTGAATATGAGGCCAAAAATCAGGCTTTAGAAGGCAAATTAAGGGAAAAAGACGCCCTTGAAGAGCTAGAAAAGCGGCGTCAAGCCTTGGTTAAAAAGGGTAAAGCAAAGTCTGAAGAGGACGTTGCAGAGATTGAAAAGGTTATGCTCGAAAAGGGCATCACAAATCACGAAACGGCTGCGGATTATTACGAGTTCATGAGAAGTGCGGCGGTGCCTACATCGCCAAAGGTCTTTAATCACTCGTTTATGAACGAGTCAGCACGCGACACGCTGGCAAAGTTCAGAACAAATCCAACAGTAGCTGCGCGTGATGAAGCGGCAAAAGCTCTATTTGAACTGAGGAAAAATCCTCGGCCAGTAGGCTTTTGATATTGGGGACTTAACGAAGCAAAGGAACTAAGCGATGGCTATAGGTGGTGGTATCGTACCAGCAACCGGCACTTCGCAGTACAACGAATTAACGTACGTCACACGGCGTGCGTTTATTCCGAAGTTGGTGGTGCAGCTCTACAATAGCACCCCGCTTATGGCTGCGCTGATTGCCAACTCTCAAACTGCTACGGGCGGTGTCTCGTCCGTTACAGTCCCCGTACAAGGCGCTCAGTTTGTGAACGCTCAGTGGTCGGATTACTCCGGCTCGTTTGCTCAACCTGCTGTTCAGCAGGGCGCATTCAACGCTGAGTTTGATCTCAAGCTGATGATTACGCCAGTCCCATTCCTCGGAATGGAAGGTGTTGTACAGCAAGATCACGCAATCATCCCATTGATCGAAGCTCGTATGAACGACGCTACGAACGTGATGATGGATGCGATGTCTTACTCGCTCTACAACAACACGACAAATACTCAGCAGTTCACTGGTCTTCCAGCAGCAGTTGATAACGGTAACACCGTTGCCACCTACGGCAACATCAACCGTTCAACCTACACCTGGTGGCAGTCCGGTCAGTATGCTGCTGGTTCGGTCAACCCAACCCGTCAGAACGTACTCCAGTATATCTCTGGTACGGTCAAGAAGGGTGCGGAAGTACCGACCTTCGGCGTCTGCGGCTTCGGCACTTGGACGCTTCTCGCTCAGGACTATGTTGGTCAGGAACAGTATGTCATCACCCCAGGCTCCGGCTTCGACGGCGATGCAAACGGCCCACAGGCTGCGTTCCGTGCTCTCATGGTTGCTGGCGTTCCGATTTATCCAGATCCTTACTGCCCAGAAGGCACGCTCTATCTCCTCAACACCAACTATCTCTCGCTCTACATCCATGAGCAGGGCCAGTTCGTGTTCACGGGCTTTGAGTCAACCCTTCCAAACTGGCAGATTGGTTATGTTGGCGCCGTTCTTACCATCGCTGAGTTGGTAAGCACCAAGCCAAAGTCCATGACCAAGGTGACTGGCTACAATTCGCTAACACTGTAAGGAGTAGCTCATGTCTCTCGGTTTAAACAAAATCCTTGTTAGCAACGTCGCAACGGGCCAACCAGCCGCGTATTTGCAACCAGTGACTATTTCGAGCGTTGGTTCGGGTAACGCAACGACGATGACAAACGCGCAATTTATCCCAGCTGGCACCTATGTTGTTCCAGCAATTGCGAACGTGGTCATCGAAGTTAACACCTATACCAGCAACGTAAATAGCTGGACTTCGTTGATTCCTAACAACACACCTTCGGCTGTATTGATTTCGGACGGTTGGAACTTCCGTGCGAACGCAGTCACCGGTACGCAAACGGTTACGCTGTACACGGTCAACGGTGGTCAGGCAGCTACACAATCAACCTACGCAACGTCGTAAGGAGGGTTGAATGGCTAATCCTGATTCAGTAGGCCAAAATACACAGGACAGTTTTGGTAATTTTCGTATTGCCACTGCTGGTCCCGTATCCATAGCCGCAACTGGTAATGCTGTCGTTGCTCTGCCTTTTCTCAAAGGCGGCACCGGCGGTACAGGTTCGTACATCATCCGTCGTATCACGGTAAACAACGTGAGCAACACGGCGGGTGGTACGGCACCAAACTGTGCAACGGCCAACATCTCAGTTGGTACGACCAGTGACGGTGCGAACCTCGTTACCTCAAACACTGTTACAACCAACCTGACGGGTGCGAACACGTTCGTGGATCTCACGCTTGCGGCTGCGGCCAATTCGACGAGCTACACGGCTAACGCTTTGTTCCTCAATGTGAACACTAACGTAGCAAACGCTGCGATTTTTGTTTCCGTCTATGGTGATGTGCAGTTCTAATGGTTTGGGTAACAAACACGACGGATGAGTTCTTTGTTCAAAATTGGGATGGGAAGTCTCACAGCTTTCCTCCCAACAAAGCTACAGAAATATCCGTCGATTTGGCTCGAATCTTTTTTGGGTATGGTGTCGATGACAAGGTACCCGTATTGGCTAGGCTTGGCTGGACCAAGGTTGCAACGGACGTTCCTAAAGCTCTGGAGCGTCTCGATAAGTTTGTAATCTCGGAAACTCAGCCTCAAACCTACCACAATGCGTCCCCAGTGGTAGACCGAGTACCCTTCCCTGCGTCGCGGCAGGGCGGGGGAAAGGGCTTAAAGTGATGTTGGTGTTCGATGGTTACAACGCTTCAGTCTTACATCACGTTAACGCGCAGGCTTCTGCACGACGCTAACGCAAATTTCTGGACTGACCAGGAACTTACCGACGACATCAATAACGCTCGTAATCGTCTCATCCGTGATACGGGCGTTAACCGCGTCATTCAAAACACCGTTGCTATTCAGAACCAAGAACTGTATTCGTTTGATAGTTCAGCAGGTACAGTATCTGGCGTTCTAGTGACTAATCCTGGCTCTGGTTATACCAGCGTGCCAAATATTACGTTCAGCTCAGGCAGCGCAGCGGCGTATGCTACAATTAGCCAGACTGGTGAATACGGTTCTAATGCCGTTGGTTCTATTGCATCTATTGTAGTGACAAACCCTGGTTCGGGTTATACGACTGCGCCTAATGTCACCATCACAAGCACGGATGGCAATGGATCTGGTGCAGCAGCTACAGCATTCTTGACGGGTATGCCTCAAGGGCTGCTCACGATGGACATCATCAATATTAATCTCTACTGGGGCAACACGCGCATTCCATTGCGCTATCTGCCTTGGACGCAGTTCAACGCCGAGTTGCGGTTTTGGCAAAATTATGTAGGTCGTCCAATAGCTTACAGCATGTATGGGCCAAACTCATTCTATCTGTCGCCTGTGCCAGATCAAAATTATGCGATTGAGGTTGATACGGTCGTGCGGCCTGTTGATCTAGTTTCGTTGAGCGACGTAGAAGTAAACATACCACAGCCGTGGCAAGATCCTGTGCCATTCTATGCTGCTCACATTGCTAAGTACAAAGAGCAGTCTTACGGCGAAGCAGAGTTGTTCAAGAATCAGTATCTCGCCAAGACACAGAACGTGCTGTCCTCGACGTTTACCCGTCGTATGCCTGATCCTTATTCGAGGCCATACTAATGGCAGAGAAGTCACCTGAGCAGCGCAAACAATATCAGGTGGTGAAGGCTTTCAAGGCGTTAAACACGAAAGCCAACCGTACCGCTATTGCAGATGAAGAGTTTGCTTGGATTGAGAACATCCAGCCAATCGGCTTCGGCAATCTAAAAGTTGTGCCTCAAGTGGCTAACGTGACCATTAGTGGCACGCCGGTAACGTGGAGCAACACGGTTCAGACGCTGACAAGCTGGAACGTCAACAATCAAGACTATGTCTTTGCGTTTCAATCGGATGGTTCGGCTCAGTATTACAACGTCACGTCTGGCAGCAAAGGCAACATAGCTAACGCAAGCACGTTTTCCTCAACTGGCGTGCGTGTCAGACAGTGGAAGAATGATCGCATCATCATCAGTGACCCTAACAAGGGTTATTCGACGTGGAATGGTACGGATCTCATCACAGTCGGCTGCATAAGTACGATTGGTATCACAAATGCCGGTTCAGGCTATACGACGGTGCCAACTGTAACTATTTCGGCGCCAAACCAGACAAATGGCGTACAAGCAACGGCTGTAGCGTCCATTTCTAACGCTTCTGGCACCATTATTAGTGCTCAAGTGACCAATATTGGTTCAGGTTATACGTCACTTCCGACAGTAACTATCGACCCTCCGACTAGCCAGTTTGGTGTTCAGGCGCAAGGATCACCCACTATTTCCGGTGGTAACGTCGTTGCAATCACGATTACCAACCCTGGATCTGGCTATACATCGGCACCGAGCATTACGATTACAGGCGGGGGCGGTACAAATGCGGCTGCTACTGCCGTTCTTGGTTCTGGTCTGGTGTCATCTATTACGATTACTAACCCTGGCAGTGGCTACACGGCTACACCAACGGTGACAATTAGTGGTGGCGGCGCAACAACCAATGCTACAGCGGTCGCAGGTTTCTTGACGTTCAACACGGGCGCTGTCGGCGTCGTGCTGACTAACGGTGGTACGGGTTATACGTCAGCTCCTACTGTGAACATCACAGCAGCGCCTGGCGGTGGCACTAACGCAGCAGCAACGGCTATCGTGAACGGTGGCGTCGTTACTCAGATCGTAGTGACCAATCCAGGTGCTGGATACACGTCAGCACCTACAATTAGCTTCTCTGGTGGTTCTGGCAACAACGCCGCGGCTACAGGCGTAATTACAGCCGACAGCAGCGTAGATATTGCTTCTTTCCAAGGTCGTGTGTGGATTGCACAGGGCCGTACCGTGTTTTACTCGGCGGCTGGTTCCTACAATGACTTTGTGACCGTCTCCGCCGGTAACTTAAACTTGCAAGATGACACGCTGCACAGCAAGATCACAGCGCTTATTAGCGCTAATAACTTCTTGTATGTGTTCGGTGACGATTCAATCAACGTGTTTTCGGACGTTCGCGTCGGCACAACCGGCCTGACCACCTTCACCAATACCAACGTGTCGGCCTCTATCGGTTCCAAGCGCATCGACGCCATCTTCCCGTACTTCCGCTCGTTGCTGTTCATGAACGATTACGGCGTGTATGCCCTCGTTGGCGCTACCACGACCAAGCTGTCAGACTCTCTTGACGGTATTTTCCCGTATATCGACTTTACACAGCCTATTTCGGGCGGCGAAGTGCTGCTGAACAACATTTTGTGCGCTGCATTCAGCTTCACCTACAACGATCCGGTGAACGGTGCGCGGCCAATTCAGGCTGTTTTCTTCGATAAAAAGTGGTTTATCACGAGCCAAGGCGCTCTGACCTACATCACATCCGTGCCTTTGACCGGCGGCATCAACATGTATGGCACCGGCGGCAGCAATCTGGTCAAGCTGTATTCAAGCTCCACATCCAACATTTCGTCCATGTTGCAGACGGCTTTGTGGCCTTTGACGGACATTATTAGGGACAAACAAGCCCTGAAATTCGGCGTGGAAGCCACTTTGACGGTGTCTGGCGGCATCAATGTCACGGTTGATAGCCCGAATAACACGTCTCCGACCTATGTGTTTATTAATACAATCACTTGGACGAACCTGTTGGGCGACACAATCCCTTGGAAAAACAACTCCAATGCCACTATCGGTTGGATCGGCGGCTACGGCTATACTCTCTACAAGTCTGACGCGCAGCAGTATGGAAAATATCTCGGACTTACTGTAACATCAAATACAGCAGCATTGACTTATAATACGTTTGAAATGGAATACGAACTCAGAGCGAGGTTCTAATGACCTTCTACACTTTTGCAAATGCCACATCGGCTATCCCGTTGGCGAACCTCGATGCTAACTTTGCTACGCCGATCACACTTGGCAACACGGCAGTGACCATCAATGGCACATTCACGAACATCGGCAATTTGACGCTGAATAATGCCAATATCGCCTCTGTGTCATCGACCTTCCCTAACTCGTTTTTGTCGAACACCTCTGTTACAATTGGTAACACGGCGGTAACGCTCGGCAGCACTCAGACGACATTCGGAAACGTAGTGCTTCAGAACGCTAACGTGACCAGTGTGGCTGCAACATTCCCTAATTCGTATCTTGCCAACTCAACAACGACCATTGGCAACACGACGGTCACGCTTGGTAGCACCTCGTCTTCTCTTGGTAACGTCACGTTGAACTTGCCGACAGTTACGAATTACACCGAGACGCTTTATTCTGCGACCGGCAACACGTCTGTGAGCTTGGCTAACGGTACGATCCAGAAGATCACGACGAGCGGCTCTACGACGGTTACGTTGCCTGCTTCTGTATCAGGCAAGAGCTTTACCATCTTGATCTCTTACGCGGCTGCTGACGCTTTGACGTGGGCAGGTGGATCTACTTTAAAATGGGCCGGTGCCACAACGCCAACGCCTACTTCTGCAACGGGTAAGATCGACATCTTTAACTTCTACCAAGACGGGGTATCGACGTATGGCTCCGTATACGGACAAAATTACTAATGGGAAAAGCAATTAACATATTTGGGCAACGATTTGGTCGTTTGTCTGTCCTTGATCGAGGTGAAAACAAGGGCAAACAATACGGTTGGATTTGCATATGTGATTGTGGAAAAACCGTTAATGTAAATGGCAATTCTTTGAGATCTGGAAGAACAAAATCTTGCGGTTGTTTGAGAGCTGAATCTTTAAGCCAATTAGCTAAAAAACACGGATTGGTAAACTCGCCGGAATACGGTGTCTGGCAAGCCATGAAAAAGCGTTGTTACGATGCAAAAAATTCTGACTACGCTCGTTATGGTGGTCGTGGAATAACTGTTTGTGATCGTTGGATAAATTCGTTTGAAAACTTTATTTCCGACATGGGAAAAAGGCCAAATGGGTATTCAATTGACCGTATAAATGTTGATGGTAATTACGAACCGTCTAATTGCAAGTGGGCATCATCTGTTGAGCAAGCAAACAATAAATCTAATAATGCAAAATATACTTATGGCGCTGAAACTCACACTATAGCTGAATGGGCAAAAATTGGTGGCATACCTCAAACTTTGTTAAGAACAAGGTTGGTAAAAGGCATGAAATTGCCTTACGCTTTATATAACATTGATTATAGGACCGTGAATGTTTAGCGCAGCCAAGACTAGAAAAGCTACTACTGGTGGTTACAGCGTCAGCAAATCACTGCGCTTTCGTTCGTCTGCAAGTGCGTATTTGAATAGGACACCTGCGAGTGCATCTAACCGTACAACTTGGACGTGGAGTGCATGGCTAAAACGCGGTTCTATTGGGACGGGTGCTGAACAATGGCTATTTGGCGCAGAAAATACCACAATTGACATTCTGCTTTTTGACACAAGCGACCGTCTTCAGGTTACTATTGCCAGTTCTACCGTCCAGTTAACCACAACGCAAGTATTTCGTGATCCATCTGCTTGGTATCATTTTGTTTGGGCTATGGATACCACTCAAGCAACTGCCGCAAACCGCATGAAATTGTATGTTAATGGCGCACAAATTACGTCATTTTCAACTGCATCTTACCCTGCGCAAAATTACCAAACATGGGTCGACTTAAACGTCCTTCATGAAATTGGACGCCGTAATAACGGAACTGCATACTTTGACGGCTACATGGCCGAAGTAAACTTCATTGACGGCCAAGCCCTGACACCATCTAGCTTTGGTGCATACGACACCAACGGCGTGTGGCAACCTGCTAAGTACAGCGGCACCTATGGCACGAACGGGTTCTATCTGCCGTTCAGCAACACGACATCCACGACCACGCTTGGCTATGACACGTCTGGCAATGGCAATAACTGGACGACGAACAACATCTCCCTGACGGCGGGTACGACCTACGACAGCATGACGGATAGCCCTACGGTTACGTCTGCGTCGGTGGCGAATTATGCTGTGTTGAATCCGTTAGGAATTACATCCAGTTCTTCAACAGGAACTGCAAACGGCAATTTGCAATATGCTTCAACTGGCAATAGCACAGGTCAACAAACACGCCTTGCCACAATGGGCTTTACCACTGGCAAATGGTATTATGAATGGATTGAAACTGCCAATACGTCTGGTGACGCTATGGGTGGTTGGGCTAATAATAGTTTTAATTTATATAGCGGAAATCCTGACGGCGATTCTAATTGTTGGGGTTTTCAATTTGTGCCTTCTGGTCCTCTTGTAAGAAAGAAAAACGGCGCAACTGCTACAACAATTTTTTCTGCTGCGGCAGACGGCGACGTAATGATGGTTGCCGTTGATCTTGGCGCGGGGAAAATATGGATTGGTAAAAACGGTGTTTGGTCAGAAAGCGGCGTTCCATCCACGGGAACAAATGCCCAATTTACCAACTTAACAGGTAATATTTATTACCCATATGTACGCGGTGCTGGCGGTTCTGGTGCTACATCAACATTAAACGTGAATTACGGCCAACAGCCATTCACCTACACCCCGCCAACGGGCTTCAATGCACTGAACACCTACAATCTGCCATCGTCAAACGTCCCTAATGGTGCTGCGTATATGGCGGCTACGTTGTATACGGGTACGGGTAATGCCAACGGCGACACTCTTGCAGTATTAAATAGCGCCAATAATACTATTGGCACAACTTTCCAACCTGATTTTGTCTGGGCAAAATTAAGATCAGGTTCTGGAGCATCTTCAACAAATTTGCAAAATATTTTGGCTGATTCATTACGCGGAACTTCAAATTTATTAAACAGTGATTCTACTGCCGCTGAATATTCTGGCGGTGGTATTACTGCTTTCAACTCTAATGGTTTTACCGCCCAAAGAAATACGACGTATAATCAAAATAACGTAAATGGTTGGTCTTACGTCGGTTGGCAATGGAAAGCCTCTGGTTCTACCGTCTCCAACACCAGTGGCACCATCACGTCCACCGTGTCGGCTAACACGACCGCAGGGTTCTCTGTGGTGACTTATACGGGTAATGGTTCAACAGGTACTGTTGGGCATGGTCTTGGCGCTGTCCCATCTATGATTATTGTGAAGTCTCGTAGTTCCGCTGCCACACCTTGGGAGTGTTACCATATTTCTCTTGGTCAAGGCACCCGCATCCGGTTGAACGACACTGCGGCTGCTACGACAGATACTTCGGTATGGAATAATACTTCTCCTACTTCATCTGTCTTTTCAATTGGCAATCAAGGGAACGTCAACACAAATGCCGCTACTCAAGTCGCCTACTGCTGGGCCGCAGTGCCGGGCTTCTCTGCGTTCGGAAGCTACACGGGCAATGGTAGTACGGATGGGCCTTTCTGTTACACCGGATTCAGGCCGCGTTGGATAATGTTTAAGCGTTCTGACAGCACAGGTGCTTGGAACATTTTTGATACGTCCCGCGACACATACAACGTAGAAAGTGCAGAACTTTCGGCAAACAGCAGCGCAGCCGAAGGGTCGGTTGTTACGCTTGATGGCCTTTCTAACGGTTTCAAAATTAGAAATAGTTCGGCATCTGATACCAATGCTAACGGCGGCACATATGTGTATGCTGCCTTCGCGGAAACGCCTTTCCAATCTAGCCGTGCTCGCTGACAGGAGATTTGAATGTTTTTACTCAATGGCACACCACTTCCACCAGATCAGCCGTTTGAGCATGACGGCGTTCAGTACCCATCCAACTGGCTGCGTCTAGCTTCAGAGGCAGATAAAGCTGCTATTGGCATTACTGAACGTGCAGAGCAGACACGGCCTGACGATCAATACTACTGGGTGACAGAAAACTCTGACGGTTCGTTCTCTACGACCGACAAAGATCTTACTGTGCTCAAAGCAACTGCCGTCAAGCAAGTGCAACAGACTGTCTGGTCTATGCTTCAGCCAACTGACTACATGGACTCTCGCAAAGCCAACGACAGCGCATACACGCCGCCCGCTAACTGGCTCACATGGCGAGCTGCTGTGCGTACAGAGGCTACAACAGCTATTGCTGCTATCAATGCAGCTACCGACATTCCGTCCCTCATCACGGCTAAGGTCATTAACTGGCCGCATGACCCTGATTATGTAGCACCAGGAGCCTGAAATGGGCATTAACGCGTTTCAAAAAACGGGCAATACGATCACGTTCACGGCAGCAACTACTGCGCCATCGCCTGTGCAAGCTGTGTCTTCAACGCTCGGTGGCAATCAGTATCGCATCATTAACACCGGCACTGTTACGGTGTTTCTTGGTTATGGTACTGCGTCGTCTGACGCTACTAACAATGCAACCATTGTTACTACGACTGGACCTGCATTCCCGTTGCTGCCTAACACAGACGAAATTCTGACGTTTGTGCCTAATGCGTATTTTACGGGTATAACTGCATCTGGAACAGCTCAGATATACATTACAGTTGGCGATGGCCTGTGAGGTGAACGATGCTAAAAGTAGCTGGTGGAGCAGGCGGTGGTGGTAACGGCACCGTAACACAGATAAATACAGGCACCGGCTTAACCGGAGGCCCAATCACGGGCAACGGTACAATCTCTTTAGCTAACACAACCGTTACAGCAGCGAGTTATGGCAATGCAAGCACCGTCGGAAGTTTCACGGTTGACGCGCAGGGGCGTCTTACGTCGGCGTCGAACGTCACGATAAGCGTTACATCAGGTCAGGTTTCTGGCCTTGGTACGATGGCTACTCAGAACGCAAATGCGGTAGCTATCACTGGCGGTACAGCAAATCTAACTTCTGCAAATATTACTTACAGCGGCGCTTCATCTAACATCGGAACATTATCCGTTGGTGGCGCTGCTAACATCACAAATGACACGGGCTTGATTGCAAGTTTTGTTGGCAATGCAACAACTTATTCTTATGTCGCAGTGCAAAACAAATTAACTTCTAACACTGCTTATGGTTCTTATTCTCTTTATAATGATCTTGGCACAATTTACGCTGATTTTGGAATAAACAGTTCCAATTATAGCTATGTAGCTGCGGGTTTCCCCAACAACAGCTTTTCCTTGCCGAATGCTACATTTATCCAATCTGGAGCTAATTCTGATTTAACAATTGGCACCAATGGCGCAAATGCCGTTCATTTCTTAGCAAATGGATCAACAAGCACATCGGATGCTTTGACGATCAATGCTAACAATACTGTAACAATTGCGAACTTGGCTGCTGGCACATCTTCCACGGCCACATTTGCAACGCCTTCACTGCCTTTAGTTCCGGCAGGTTATCTGACAATCAATCTTAACGGCACTAACGTCAAAATCCCTTACTACGCAGTGTAATATGTCTCAGGATCTCATCAATATAATCATTGCTGGCTGTGGTGCGGTAGCAGGTTGGTTTCTCAAAACGCTTTGGGAAGCTGTGCGAGAACTCGAAAAAGAATTACACACCAACTACGTTACTAAAATAGATTACAAGCAAGACATCGTTGAGATTAAAGACATTTTGAAACAGATCTTTGATAAATTGGATAAAAAGGCTGACAAGTAATGGATTTCGATACCCTTTCCATTGTTGAGTTTGGTGACAAGGAAGGGCTACAGCGTTTCTTGTTTGAGAACTCTATTCAGCATCAATTGTTCCGTGATACGTTCTTTGACCAAGGCATCGCGGTGCCTGCATTTCCGTTGTACGAAGCAGATCCAGACAACCTCGACGACTGGTTGCAAGCACATCAGGTAGAACATCAGTTCTTTGCAGCTCAACTAGGATTATCTAATCCTTTCAATATGTTAGATGCTGATTTTGGAAAACAAGATGACTTCTATGATTGGTTAGGACAGCATTTGACTATCCATGAACAGATAGCAGCAGCGTTAGGATTGAACTGATGGTTACTCCGGCAGAACCAGTGCTCAAGACCAAGATGGAAGACATGGGTAGCTTGCGTGGCCCTCGTAAGCCTGCGGCTAAAAAGGTTACGCCTACGCCTGAAATTATTGCTCAGTCTGTGCAAAAAGAAACAGGTCAAAATCCAGAACAAATTGTTAAAACCTTGGCTGCTCTGGTTCAAAAAGGTTCCATAAAGCTGCTTCGCATTGGCGATACCGTCTTTAGTATAATGCCTAAACAAGCTGGTACGGTCGAGTTTCATACCTTCACGGTGGAAGATCCTCAGACGCTTGTGAAACGGTTCAAAGCTGGCGTGAACAGCTTGAAACAGATGGGTTACAAGCAAGCCGTGACCTATGCCGAAAGCCCTGCATTTGTTAAGATGGCTCAAAGCACAGGATTGCCGGTCAAGATCAGCCAAGGTCATCAGACGATCTCAGGCCAGAAAAAGCCGGTATATCAATTCATGGTGGATTTATAATGCCAGCAGCATCAATCATTTTACCCCTTGCTGAGACTGTTTTTGGCAGTGCAATTTCGACTGCTGTGACAGGCACGCTTGCGTCTGCGGGTATTACGTTGGCTTCTGGCACTTTAGGCGCCTTAGAAACGGGTGCTATTATTGGTGCCGGTGAAGGTGCTGTTAATGCTGCAATTACGGGCGGTGACATTGCGAAAGGCGCTCTGACAGGTGGCGTCGGTGGCGGTGTGGGCGCAGGTGTTGGTGCAGAATTAACCAAGGATTTAGGCGCTCAAGCTGGCAGTTTGTCGGGTGATGTCTACACGCCTGCTACACCGGCTTCGATTGCCGGATCTCCTACGGCTGCATCTGGCCTTATTGAAGCAGCAAAAGGGGGAAGCAGTGCTTTGACTGGCGCTTTGGCCGGTGGTGCTCCATTAAGTACTGCATTGCAACAAGGTCTTAGAGCCGGTGAGATTGGTGGCATTGGCGGTCTTGTGTCGGGATTGGCACAATATGATCTTGGTGTACCTAAATCGGATGCTGCAACTATTGGTAGCGCTGCCGGTCAAGTTGCTGGTTACGCTTTGCCGCAAGTGTCTGGCGGATCTGCTCCTAGCTATACGCCTCCCGTACAACCGGGCTTGAGTTTACAGGGTCCGGCTACACAAGCACCTAGCCCGACTTTGGGGCAATCTCTGTCAATTGCACCAAGTTTGGGCTATACTCCTACCGGCTCTGTCTTTGGTTCTTCTGACGCTGAAGGCAAGAAATCGAATGTGTGGAACGTAGGCTCGCTCAGAAATATTGGGTCAGCGGAGGCGTAAATGAGTGATGCTTTTGATTTATATATGTTTGACTCGCCCGGTGCTGCACCAAGCGATTTCGGCAATTTCTTTACAGGCCCAGTGGCCGCGCCTAATTATGGTGGACCTGTTGGCTTAGCAGGCGCTGGAGATGGCGCTTTAGCACTTGAGCAGCCATCTACTCCAACGTCTGCACAGCCCAGCGGTTCAGAATTTGTTGCACCTACTGGGTATCAGCCTACTTTTGGGTATGATCCTGTTGCTCCTTACCAATACGGCCAAGATCAACCTGTAAGCTCGCCGGGATCTGCGGCATCGTATTATGGTTATACGCCTCCCGTAACACCAAGTTTTGACGCCGTTGGTGGTGGTGGAGGTGGTTATGTTCCTACACCCATAGCTCGACCTGCTGGTTTAGATATTTCTGCTGCAACAGGTGGTGCCGTTGCGCCTTCTCCTACAGGGCAAGTCACACCTGACCAAAAACAACAGCAAGGCGGTTTAGGCAGTTTGTTAAACCAACTTGGCGGCTTAAAAGGTCTAACATCTGCTGCTGGTGGCATTATGTCATATCTCGCTAATCAGAAAGCTCAACAGCAAGCTGAAGACATTGGCAATCAAATCAAAGCTGCGTATCAAAATGCTGCACAGCAATATCAAACGCTTGGGCAACCGTATCAATCGGCTGGTGGTGCTCAACTAGCGATGGCATTGCAAGGCGCTTTATCACCTGCACAGCAACAGGCTTATCAAGCCGGACAAGCTCAATTGGCACAAGCAGCAGCTCGTACAGGCGGCGTTGGTGCTATTCAAACGCAGAATGCTTTACAGAATATGTACCAGCAAGCGTTACAGAACCAACAGAGTATGGCTCTACAGTTGCTTGGCCCAGGCAATACATTGATGGCTTCAGCCATTCAAGCTGAGTTGCAAGGCACAACTGAAGGTTTAACTACAACGCTCAAATATCAAGATGCTGCTAACCAAGCGGCTGCTAAGTTGATGATGCAGTTAGGCTCAATTGGTGCAAGTTCGCCGCAAAGCCAAACTAATCCAGGAGTTCCGTAATGGCTGAGACTAATTCCTCAACATCTTCATCTTCTATGGCTAATGATGTTTTAGGCAGCATGGGCGGCTTGTCTGATAGTTTTTCTGCTTTGATGAAAAAGCGTGAAGAATTAACAGCTCCTTATGTTGAGAAGGCTCAAAAGGCTGAAGAAGCCTACGCGCAAGCCAAGGGCGATATTGGCATTCGCAAAGCTGAGTTGGAAGCTAAAAGCAAACGTGCTGGTTATGCCGGTGAAGCTGCTGTTTATAAAAAGTTTGAGCCTGAATTGATGGCTCCTCCTCCAACCATTCAATACTCGCCAGAGACGCAAGAAAGCATGTCAAGTCTTGCTACTTTGTTGCCTCTTGCCGGAATGTTGATGGGTGGTGGCGGTCGTTTAAGCGGCATTGGTGCAATGGAAGCCATGAGCGGTGTGCTTGAAGGCCATCGTCAGGGCAACCAAGATCGTATTGCGCTCGAAACTAAGAATTTTGAGCAAAAGATGAATCAATGGAAATTGCACATTGAACAGGTAAAAGGTGCTTTTGAACGCGCTCTCAAGATGGCTTCGTTGAATGCCAGTGGTGCTAACGCTCAATTGCAAGTTGAGTTGGCTAAATTAGACGCTCAGATGTTGAAGCAAGATGCAGCTCGCAATGGACCTGTGCAGGCTTCTTTGAAGGGAATTGAGCTTGCCGATAAGTTTTTGAATGCTGCGGATCAAAGCATTACAAAGATGTACGGCACGATGGCCGAAGTGACGCAAGGCGCGGGACCAAAAGCACAGCTTGCTAAGATTCTTGATCCTCGAACAGCGGCAGCAACAGATGATAAGGCTGCGGCTACCATCGTTAATGCGGTGCGTTCGGCTAAAAAGACGTATGATTTGGTGGCTGAAGGGCAAGATCCAGACATTGATTTCGGTGAATTGGGTCGTATTGCCAATCAAACGCAGAGCTTCTTGGAAAGAAATCTTGGCACGGCGTCTATTGATAGCTCTCAACAGTCTGCTGCGGCTGCAACGGCTGCTGTTGATGAAGCTGCAAAGAATGCTGGTCTCAGTCCAAATGACAAGAATATTGTCTTCTTCAAGAAAGCTATCTTTAATAATCTTGAATTGGAACGTGAGGCACGCGGTGGAAGCATACTTCCAGTTGCAGTCATGCGTAGCCTTGGGCCATTGTTAGATCCAGCAAATCTTACAAAACAACAATGGACTGGTATTATTATGGATCGCATTAACACTGTTGCTGGTGTTACTGGTCTTGAACCAGATCAATTTATGCAAGCTATGGGACGCGTTCCCACTTTCAATCTCCCAACTCCAACATATAAAGCGCCAGCATCGGCGGTTCCTTCTGGTGTTTCAACTAGCGGTTGGTAACAATGTCTGACATTACGATTACTTTTGAAGACGGGAAACAACACGTTTACTCAGGCGCACCAGATACTTTGTCGCCTGGGGATGTGTATTCTCGTGCTCAAAAAGACTTTCCAAATCAAAAAGTTAAGTCGATTGATCGCAAAACTGGTGCCGCTAAAGCAGACTCAGACACGACATATCAAAAAGTTGAAAAGGGATTGAGTGGTTTTCAAAAAGCAATTGATCCATATGAGGCTGTGAAGAGCTTTGGCGAGCGCGGTGCAGCTCTTGGTCAAGGATTAGTTGCTGGTGTTGCTGGGTTGCCTGGTGCAGCAGAACAATTTTTAGCTGTTGATGTACCATCCTATTTTGGTCAAAAAAAGCAAGCCATGCCTGTCACTGGCAGAGAAACTCTTTTTCCAACCAGAGAAGAGATCTTGCAAACGCCATTGTTTCAAACTCCGGAAGCTAAGAAGTATCCGGTTGAGTCGGCAATTGGCAAAAACTTGTATGATATAGTTGGTGGTGCGGGTCTTCTCAAAGGGCTTGCGACTGGAGTGGCTCCGGCTATCAAAGGTCTTGTATCAACAGTACGCGGCACTGAGGCTGCTAAAGGCGCAGAGGAATTGCGCGGTGCAGTTAAGGGTTTGACTGAAGCAGAAATTGCAACTCAGGCTGAAGTGGCTCAGAAAGCTCAAGCAGATCTTGATCGTATTTCTGCGGCACAACGTCAGATTGCAGAGCGTGATGCAGTTGCGGCTGAACGTGCTGCTCGTCAAGCTGGAACGCCACCTGAAGCTATGGCTGACATTCGTTCTCAAGCTCTTGCAAGAACAAGAGATCGTGTGGCTGATGCTCAGAAAGCTGCGCGTGAAGCTGGTCTAAATGAAGCAGAAGCAGCATCGCATGTTGCTGACGTTGAAGGCCGCGTCGCCGGTGCTGAAAATGCTATTCAACGATTAGAACAGCGTTTGGCTTCTGGTGAACAAATTACACCTGAACAATTTGGAACTATCATTAGAGATACGGCTGAGAATATTCGTAATACAGGCGTCGCTAACAGAGAAAAGTTGGCGGGTTTTGGTCAGGCAATTTCATCTGCAGGGCAAAGACCAATTGTTGATACGACTAAAGTATTAAACAAGATTAACAGCATTCTTAAAAATGAACGTGATCCATCTATTATTAACACGCTTAACATTCTTAAAAACCAACTTACAACTACCGTAAGAAATCAAGAAATCAATGCGTTAAATGTTGCTTCTACGGACAGCCTTCGTAAAGCAATGGATCGCATTTTGTCTACCAAGACTGTGCAGATGGCGAACGGTATGGCTGGCGATGCTGCTGCTGCGGTGCATCATGTTGCTGATTTAAAAAAACTTTTAATAAACACAGCTAAAAAAGCGCACGATCCATATCGTAAAGCTCTTGAGCAATACGCAAAACTGTCTCGGCCCTTAGACATTGTGTCTCGTAAAGGACCATTGCGTGCCGTGCTAGATGTCGATGCTTTGTCTCAAGATTTCTTGCGTGGATCTGCCGAAGTTGCTGGCCGTGTCATTCAACGCGCACGCGAGGGACATCCGGTTTTCACTCGCTTAATGGCTGAAAATCCTGAAATCCAAAACGGTGCAAGAGCATTCTTTAACCGTGAGTTATTCGGTGGCGGTCGTGTTCCGAATGCTGACGCACTGCGTTCTTTCGTTCAGAAGAATGAAGGCGTGTTAAAGCAACTTGGTATTTACGATGAATTTAAAACTGTTGCTTCAGCTAGAGCTTCTGGGCAATCAGCTTTGGATGCTGTCAAGGCAGAATTAACGCAAGCCAAAGCAGCTCAAAAAGGCGCTACAGCTGCTGCTAGAGAAGCTGAAAAGGCAATTACTGGCGAAGAACGCCTGCGCGGATTGGCTTCTAGCAGAGTTTCTGAAGCAGAAAAAATTGCGGTTGCACCAGAGAAAATTGCAACTGAAGCTGAGAAACGTGCAGCTCAAGCAGAATCTAGGCTTGCTAAGGAAGCTCAGAAGCCGGCGGTTGCAAAGACGATTGCTGAACAACGAGCGGATGTTCTTCGCAAGAGCGGAGAGGAATTGGATCTTTTATCGCCTGAACAAGTTTCTGGTAAAGCTAGAACCATTGCCTCTGACTTGCGTGCAAAAGGTGCCATTTCTGGTGCTGAATACACAGACATGCTCCAAAAGATTGACATGATCGACAAGGCTTATGGGAAGACAAAATTTGCTCAAAAGGCCATTAAAACCTTATTTTACGGTGGATTAACAACGGTTGCTGGTGAAGAAATCCTGCGTCGTACATTTGGTGGAAAATAATGTCTAAGAAGAACAACGGCATCAATCCAGATCTTGAAAAGGCGATTTCAGACCTGCTCAAGCAGTCGATGCAGGCTGGTGAGATTGACCTAGAGCAGAAATTAAAAGTTATTGATCGTGCGATTAACCTTGAAAAACTCAAGCAAAAGGTTAGTGAGGATGAATGGGGAAGCGGATTCGCTACCTCGGATGACACTTAAGCGCAACGTCGGGGGACGCAATGGACGCTACATTTTTGGCCGTGATCCGAATGGGTTTAACGGTTTTAACAGATCGACTATTAACCGTATTGGCAATTCTAATGACTTTCGGGCTATCGGCTTGGGCAATGTATTCGCCTACGCCGGAGAGATTGGAGATTGCCGCCGGATTTGGTATAGTGGTATTCATTCCAAGTCTCTTGAAGGAAAGGGTTAAGACCCATGAAGGACCAGTCGAACAAGAACGTAACCCATAATCTTCTTGACCCGTCGAGCGGTCAGGCTGCTACGCCGGTTCGGCCTCAGAAGCCTAAGGACGGTTATGGTTTCGGTGGCGGCACCTTTACGCCTGGTACAGCTCCTCGCGGTGGTTTCCAAGCTGTCTGGAACTTTGGTCCAGATCCAAAGGATTACAAGAACAGCCCAACTAGCAAGCCAGATAAGGGCGTTGTCTAATGGCTAATAACATCCCTTTTCAGCCTATGGGAAAAACGACTAAGGTTGCCGTTACTGGTGCGGCAAACACTCAGTCAAACGTGTTTACCATTACGGCTGACAGCCCTTGCCAACAATATTTCCTTTCTAACGCGGATGTAAATAACGCTGTTTACGTCTGGATCAGCTCCAGCAATTCTTTCAATGTGACGCTTCCCGATAACGGTCCGTCTTATGTTTTTGCGTTGCCTCCTTATTCTTACAAAGTAATTACGGGGCCACAGGTCAGCCAATCGTCCAATGTCTATGCGCGTGTGATTGGTGATGCTGCCAACGCAAGCGTGTATGTAACGCCGGGTGAGGGACTGTAATGGCAAGCCAAGGTTTATACGCGAACATCCATGCCAAGCGGGAACGCATCCGTAAAGGTTCTGGCGAGCGTATGCGTAAGCCTGGTAGCAAGGGTGCTCCTACGGCGGCAGCATTCCGTAAATCTAAGAGAACAGCGAGGCGCTAATGTCTGGACCATCTCTGAGTGTAGGGCGCGGTGAAAAGCAGTCTGTACGCAAAGGCGGTGGTCTGACAGCTAAAGGCCGAGCTAAATACAATAGGGCTACCGGCAGCAAGCTGAAGGCTCCTACGAAAGACCCGAAGAACCCGCGACATAAGTCGTTCTGCGCTAGGTCTAAGTCTTGGAAAGGCGAACGCGGTAAAGCTGCTCGTCGTCGGTGGGGATGCAGATAGGATGATCTGTGGACCCGTTTACCCTTATTGCTGGAGCGACAGCGCTCTATAACGGCATCAAATCGGCGGTAGACGCTGGGCAAGATGTCATGGATACGGCTGAGAAGGTCGGCAATCTCTTTGCCAAGATCGCTCAGATCGTACAAGTAACTTCTGCACCTCGTAAGAAAAAGATGTTCCAGTCTCAGGCCGAGTATGAGGCCGAGGCTGTGAAACTGTATGCTGTTAAGGCTAAGGCCAAGCAGATGCAGCTCGATGTTAAGAACATGTTCGTTGCTCAGTACGGTCCCAAGGCTTGGGAATCTATCCTGAAAGAAACGACGGAGATGCGTAAGGAAGCAGCTCGTCAGGCTCAGATTGAGTTGGAGCTAAAGGAAGAGGCAAAGAAAGACGCTATGCTCGCGTTAAGCCTTCTGGGTGGCGTAATTCTCTTTGCTGGTATATTGGTAGTAGCCATCTTCATTACCTCAGGGGGACTTAAGTAATGGCATTTGGCATTGATGACGCGATTAGCGCTGGCCTTCAGATTGTAAACAAATTCATTCCAGATCCGGCAGCGGCTGCACAGGCTGAACAAGAACTCAGAGCATCTTTACAAGCATGGGACGCGAAGCAAGATGAAACGAACACGGCTGAAGCTGCTAACCCTAACCTCTTTGTATCTGGCTGGCGGCCTGCTATTGGTTGGGTTGGTGCAATTGGTCTCCTCTACCAGTATTTATTGCGTCCAGTCGCCGTGGGAGCGGGGTGGCACGATCTGCCTGCTCTGGATCAATCACTTATGGAATTAGTAACGGCAATGCTCGGCATGGCTGGCTTGCGTACTTATGAAAAGACCCTTGGGGTACATGCGAAATGAATGGGAACTTTGAAAGATGTCTTGCTCTTGTTCTAAAGTCAGAAGGCGGGTACGTCGATAACCCGAAAGACCCTGGAGGCATGACCAACCTTGGTGTGACTAAGGACACTTGGGAAGCCTATGTCGGTCGTACAGTCGATGAAGCAGAGATGAGGGGCTTAACACCAGATGATGTTGCCCCTCTCTATAAGCGTAATTATTGGGATCGTGATAAATGCGACCAACTGCCGGCTGGCATTGATTACATCGTATTTGATTGCGGCGTGAACTCAGGCACCTCAGAGCCAATCAAACTTATCCAACGGGCTTTGAACGTGCCTGTTGACGGCGTGCTTGGCCCTAATACGCTTGCGGCGATACAGCAACGCGACCCTGAAGAGCTTCTTGAACAGTTTAGCGAAGAACATCTTCAGTACCTCCAATCCCTGAAAGTATGGTCTACGTTTGCGAATGGCTTTCAGCGTCGGATAAAGGAAGTTCTGGCTGCTGCTCAGGCGATGGTTCATTCTTCGTAAGCTCACCTTCGAAGATATAAGATCCTACATGGCCGAGATTCATCCACGGTGCTGCGTAGATCTTACCGCCAATGTTTCGCCATTCACGGCAGAAGTGATAGTCTTCGGATAGCAGACGCTGCGTCTCAGGTTCGATGCTGGTGGCAAAGAACTCTTTGATGCTGTCATTGATCTGAGCATTGCCTGCAAGGTCTACAACGTCATTGCGATAGCTTGGCACTACGTCAGAGAGCTTCTCAAAGACATTGCGCTTGATGAGCATCATGCCTGTGCCGCCTGCCCAGACCTCTAGAGGCGTGTCTATACGCACGGTGACGGTGCCGACGTAATCTACTAAGTTGATGACCCATGAGCCTGTATTGTTCTTGAGCTTATCGACAGGCACACCGCGATGCACAGAGCTTTCGACCGAGTGCCAGTTGATCTCCTTCTTAGGATAGATCCCGCACATCACATCTAGATCGTGATCGAACATGTGCAGCAGCTCGCCGGCGTCGAAGCGGATGTCAGCGTCAATGAAGAGCAAGTGCGTGCAATCTGTCTTTAGGAACTGATGCACCAAGCTGTTACGAGCACGGGTAATTAGACTTTCGTTGAACATGAAAGACATGGCAGAGGGGATGCCTCTGGCTTGCAAGCCCATCTGTAGCTTGAGAAGGCTCTGCGTGTAGAAACCCGTGCACATGCCACCGTACATAGGGGTGGCGATGAAGCATTTAATTTGCTCTGACATTTACTTGCGTCCTTGGTTGTGGTGTTGGTCGGTAGTAGACAATGCTGTGATGTTCCTTGCAATAACTTGACTTATACACAGGTGCACCGCAGCAGGTGGTGTCCCAGACATTGTGCGGTTTGTCTAGGATATATCGACACTGTAAGCGCTTGGCTTCGAATAGCTTTACAGCGTTGAATTGTATGAATATTTCTGGCTCAGGTGCAGGCTTTGGTAACGGTTTAGAACGCTTGCGAGGGGTGGGTTTTGATGCCGGTCTGTGGGTAGGATTGGTAGCTGAGAAGGATAGTCCAGACCTGTGGATAAATCCTATGATGCTGTTTCTTGTGCGTCCGATAACGGCAGATATTTCTCTCGCTGTATGGCCTTCTTTGACCATCTTGATGACTTTGTCTTTCTCTCGTTGAGACCAGATCACAGACTTAATCACGGCCCCTCCTTCATTGCGGCGCGGAAAAGAACCCATGTAAACGCTGCTTTTACCGTTCTCATTTCTTGCTCTGTCATTTCACCAAGATACAAACGGATTGTTTGATTATCCGCGTTTAACGCTTTTCGCAGCCGCTCAATCTCTTTGAGCAACTCATCACGTTCTTTAATGTATTCGAGGGTCAAATCGGTCACTGAAACCTCTGCGTCTCACGCTGTAGCTGTAACGTGGTTATGGCACGGATCTGTGCCTCGATATGCCGTGTCTTCTGGTGCCTCTTACGAGCTTCTTTAAGCCTGAGCTGAAGCTCTCGCATCTCAGAGACTACCTTGGGTTTTGTCAGGCGCCACAATAGGATCGAAAGGTTTCGTCTTAACTTCTTTAGCATCCATCAACTCCATAAAATCGGTGAACTTGAGAATGGCGATGGCCTCTTCCTTGTCAGCCCGTGCTATTACCACTGGGATCTGGCCTGGTCGCGCTGCCTTGATCGCCTGTTTAAGCCATGTGTAGACCGCTATCTTTGCATAGCGTTTGCATTCAAGTAACCAGCGAGGGAGATCTATGTCTCCCCCACCGTCGCGGGTCTGTGTGAGGTTTCTACTTGCTTCATAGCCTCGTGCTTTGAGCACGTTGACTATATCACGCTCGAACCCTGCACCCTTGTCTCGTTGAGATTTCGACATTGCTTCCCCGCCCCAAAGAAAAATCGTAATAGGAATTATTTCACAGTTTTTAAAACCTCAAATCCATTAGCATAACCATCAAAGTTCATAACTTGAACATTAACGATGTTTTGCAATGGAATGAAAACCAAACGTAAATGGTTTTTATTAGCGTAAGCGTGCAAACCGACTTCATCAACTGTAAGAACATCGCCGTTAATTTGGATGTCTTGCATTTTTTCGTCTCTTTGAACTCTCACCATCCAACGATAAGAATATTCTTGCATCTCATTTCTCCTTAAAATGGAACGTCATTATCATCTAGATTGCCAACCTTCTTAGGCCACTGCTCAGTGCCGTCTCTCGGCTTGTCTAAGCGGATCTTAATCAGGCCACCGAAAGCATTCTCTGACTTCCAACCGGCAATACCAATGCTCTCGCCTGCCTTCATGTCGCGATCTAGAACGATCTCGCCTCGCATGTCTGGATGCGCTGAGGTGGTCTTTTTGTTGTTCTGCAACAACGAGCCTGTGCCGGGCTTGTGAACGTAATTAGCCATTATTCTCCCCTTATCTTAGTCAAAATTTCACTGTTCGCTGCTTGCAAGGTCTGTAACTTAGCGTCTTGCTGTTCACCCGATAGCTTGGAAGATGCGATCTTCTCAACCATGTCGGAATAGTTCGCCATGAACTCGTCAGCGCTGCTGCACCATTGCCAGACTTTCAAGGTACCGTCTGGATTAGGCACATAGAACGGCCATTCCGTCTCAACCTCGTCTAGCTCGTCAACAAGCTCGACCTCAGTGACCTGTTTCGGCAGTTTTGGCGGCTTGGAATCGAAGTCCATAACCTCTTCGACGGCGTAGTGACCGAGTATGCAAGCAGGGTATACCGCACGCACACCTTCAGACACGACACGCGCCTTGAGCATGGCTCTAGGATACTTCTTCCAGTTGTCCTTGGTTGCCAAGCCGATAGAGGTGGCCTGCTTCATCGTCCATGCGAGCGTGAGAGATCCGCCGGCAGGGTGTGAGAATGTCATCTCTACCTTATCGTCGGTGTATGTGAGGTACTCCACCTTGCCACCAGCTTGCTGAAAGCGTGCTAGGATGGCCTGAGACTTGAGAGCAGGTCGGCCTTGAATAATGTCGTATTCTTGAACGACAGTGCCAGGGTGCTTGTTCTCAGCCTGTGCTACGATCATCACGGCCATGACCTGAGAGATGTCAGTGAAGCCGTAGAACTTGGACTTCACGATAGCCTCGGCCATGCGTTGTTGATCTTGGAATGGTACTAAATCATTGCTCATTTTTTCATCTCCATATGGTTAATTGATGTTTTAACCATGCTTTTTTGGTTTTAAATTCTTTGATTGTTATCCAAGCCTGTATGCAAATTTGTCTCGCTCTTGACGTGCAAACATCTATTTCCTCACCAATTTCTCGATAAGTCAGACCTTTTCTTCGCAACTTTAAAACCAACTTATATCGGTCATATATGTCTATTGTCATTTCAGCAAAAACCTTCTGCTGCCTGGCTTTTCAACCACGAATTGATCGTAAACGTCTGGCATGGCTTGCTTGAATAAATCCTTGTCAAAGCTCTTGCTTGCTTTGGCTTGCTTCCATGTCACCAGAACCTCGTTGTAGGGCGTAATCAGCTCAGACTTATTTCGCATATAGTTCTGGATGTAGACTTGAAATGAACCTTCTTGTTCTTCCAGTTCTTTGATAGCTGATTTTATCCTTTTCAGGCTAGCAATCGCGTTCTCGATCGCAGCGGTAGAAACGACAGCCTCCTCAGTAGCCTTGGAATAGAGCATCTTGGCTTGCTCGACTGTCTCAGCGTCGGGCAGATCCCCAGTGTGTGCCAATGCCCACCATTTAGCGGCTTGCTGAATGAAATCAGCCTTCATTTCTTCCGTGACTTCGATCTTCCAGTACCGGAACCTTTGCCCACCGAAGAGGACCGCGAACCAAATGTGAGGCTTTCCGAAAACTGTTGCCTCATGGATGCACTGGATAAGGTCTGGTGTAGGTAGCTTGAGGCCATCGTCATCGTCGGGATACTTGTTCGCGACAGAAGCATTAAAGTTCTTAACTTCGAGAAGTCCACCGTCTGAGGTTTCGAAGTCTGTGTGGGCTTTGAGCCAGCTTTCGGTTCTGTGTTCTCCGGCGAGGTCATAATCTCGTACCTTTATATCTGTGGCTTCCTCGAAGAGCTTGCCGATCACCGGCTGCATGACATGACCCATCTGCACTGCTTCATTGCCTGACAGGTCGTCTGCCTGCTTCTCTCCGCGTTTCTCTAGTAATACATCGACGAGGTGGCCGGACACTGCTCTACGGCTGTCAGTAGCCCACCAACCTGAGCGTCGCGTCTCAGGGCTGAAGTCGTTCATTTTATTCTCCGAGTTTTTCTTCAATTTGATTTGCCAATTCTCTCAACAGGGCAATCAACTGTTTAGCTTCTTGTGTATAATCTTTTGCTATTTTGTGTTCATTGTTTAGCGTGCAATCAATAAAATCTTCCACCGTCTGGCGTAAATCAATTTTGATTACCTTGCTGTCTTCCCAAGTTTCCCAACCTTCTTTCTGTTCTTTAGCCACATAAATAATGTTTACATCTGTGACTTTTGGATTTCCTAAACCGTCGCTAGTAGAAAACAGAAATGGGAAATACGAATCTCCATCGTATATCTTTCTCATGCCATTTGTCCCCAATGGTTGATAATCAGACTTCTTCGATATTGTGTGCAATCCGTTCCACAAGATCCTTCTTGATCCAGTGCAAATCATTCTTAGCATGGTCAATCGTAGTCAGAAGGTCTGATATGACACCAAGCAACGGGCCATCTTCCATAGTGACTTCGAATGCAAACAATGTCGATTGCATTTTTCTGACATAACCATCAAGACGCATCGCTTTATCTAGTTTAGCTTGGCTCATAGTGACCTCCTGATACGCTTATATCTATAATATGCGTCGCTTGTCAAGCGTCTTGTAATATCGTATAAAGATGACATCCGATTAACCAAGCAATAGGGGACACTAAATGTCTGACGGAATTAGGAAAATTACTCTTTTTAGTGCAGAGCAATGGGGAGAGGTTGTTGAGTTTCGGTTCAAGCAACGCTTCAATTGCGAGGCAGATGGCGTGCGTAATCTTGTCGCAGCCGGACTGCATTATTATCGGATGATGGAAGATCCAGAGTTCGCGGCTTTTGAGAATCGTATCGTTGAAAAGATGAATAACAATTCGATGACAGCAAGCGAATAAACTGCTAAAAAGAATGAGGCCGGTAGAGCGCTAACTCTGCCGACCTCGAATTGGGGACGTTGCAGCCGCCCCGATAACAACCGCTTTATACCATTGCGGTAAGTATCGGGCAACCATTGGAGTACACATGGCCTTGCCCTTTATGCCCTTTTATTGGGGCGATTATTGGCGCGATACCGCGCACCTCACTGACGCTGAACACGTCGCCTACCTCAAGCTCATCTCGCATTACTGGCAGCACGGTGGCTTGCCAACTGAGAACCAGCGTCTGGCTCGCATTGCAGGCCGGACATTGGAAGAATGGCTAGAGATGCGTCCTGTCCTGTCCGACTTTTTCCAAGTCGATTGGAAACACAAAAGAATCGAACGCGATTTGGCTCGGCAAAATGAGCTGAAAGACAATAATGCTGAACGTGCCAAGCGTGCTGCAAATGCTCGATGGAATGCTCCAAGCATTGCTCAAGCATTGCCTGAAGCATCCTTGGAGCAATGCTTGACGAATGCTAACCAGAACCATAATCAGAACCATAATCATAATCATATTATAGAACCAAAGGCCAAGTCTTATGCATCGCGTGGTACGCGACTGCCTGAGGATTGGAAGCCATCTAAGACTGACCTTGAGTTCGCTGATGGGCTCGGCGTGAGGTCGGTGGAGGTGGATAAATTCAGGGATCACTGGCACAGCCAGCCAAGTTCGAAGGGCGTTAAGGTCGACTGGTCGGCAACTTGGCGCAACTGGTGCCGCAATGCAGAGCGAAGTTACCGAGGCAATCACAAGGAAACTTTACGCGAAACAACCGAAAAACTTTTAAAGGAAATTGAAAATGGCTACGAAAACGGAAGCAATCAAGGCAGTCTCAATCTTACTGGCGGCCTATAACGACACTCGGGCAGACCGAGAAATATTCATTCGTTTGGCCTCGGAAGCACTGGAACAATACTCGTCAAGGATACTAATAGCACTGGTAAACCCGTCAAATGGCATCATTGCGGAGTGCAAGTTTATGCCCTCGATCGCCGAGATGCACGAATTTTGTCAGGAAAAAGCTTATGGTTCAGATAAACCGAGGCCAGAAAATCCTGTTCGCATCGAAGTGGTGCTAACGCCTGAGGAGCAAGAGCATCGAAGGATCATGCGAGAAAGGGTCAATAATTTGTTCGACAGCCTACGAGTCGAAATGGATCACGGGAAGGATTATTTCCAAATTTACACCCGATCGATGCCCCCTGGTCGATTTACGGTTAATGATCCAGCCTATATCAAGTTTATAAATGATGACAGGAAGGCCAGAAAAGCCCGTAGAGAGGGATCGGCTACCCATCAAGGGGTAGGGTAGCACAAACAAAAAGACGGCCCTTGTGAGGGGCCGCCAAGTAGGGAGAGACTTCGGAGGAAATCTGATGCTAGTCTTATCACGATGGCTCGGCGGTGTCACTCACGTTTGGCAACTTGGGAGCGAACATATTGGCAATGCGTTTCACACCATCCGTCAAGTTATCTTCGACGGTAGCTAGCATATCCTCGGCAAGCCGGATCGGCTGAGTACCGTTCAAGCCGGAGGCAGTAGCGATCAGCCGGATCAATTCGGAGTAAGTGCTAGCAATGTCTCGGCGAGCTGCCATCTTGGCTTCTAGGATGGACATTTCGACAAGAAGCACGTCATGCTCGGACATTCCGTAGCCTAGCTTGTAGGACGCGATAGCGGCAGCCTTTTTGTAAATTGCGTTAGTCGAGCCGTAGGTTTCACTGGCAAGGTTAACGGCCTTGGCTGCATCGGTCATAGAGGTTTCAATCGTTGGCATTGTCGCGGTTTCCTTTATGTTTTCAATAAGTTATCAAGGGTTTGAACGGCCTCGGCCTCGGTAATCTCTAGAGGTTCGAGGATATAAAAAGTGTCCCGATAGAAGTCAGCTAGGCCAGGATTAACGGCCTCCACTGGCTCATCTCGCGGTTGTTCGGGACATAGCCGCAAGAATTGTTTAAGGGCTTGAATGGTTTCAGATGTTATCATCAAGCCCCCCATATTTTGTCAGATATTGCCCACACGCTTGCAATTAATGCGAGCCAAACGGTAGCTTCATAAAGTGCTGATAGGGTGTCAGAATATGTCATTTTAAACGCCTCTTGATCCTAAAAAGCCCCTAGCACCGTCACGCTTGGCATAGAACGCATGAATTGCTTTCAGCGCTTGATCGCACAAAAGGTGAAGCTCTTCTGGTACTTGGTAGTCGCATTCAACGGCTCGATAGTATCCCCACCGACCGTCGCAATAGTGAACGTCGCAAGCCTTGGTAAAGGTTTCATCGGCTTGATCGGCGATTGCTTTAAGCTCTTGCAATGTCATAATATGCCCCCTTAAAAAGTGTAAAATTCTGGATTGCCGCTTTTCGTTTGATGACGGCTGATTTCAATTCGCTTGCTAGCTGACCAGTCGTGTTGGCTGATTAGGAAATTAGCCCAACGGACTATATGACCGTCTGGATTGCGTAAAATTGCGCGTAGCCAAGCATGAAACTCGGCGCGGTCTTTTTTGGTTGGATAGTATGTCATGTCGCGGTTTCCTATGTTAAGGTTTCAATGTCACCTTATGACAACAATATCATAAGGTGACTAGGTGTCAAGCGATTATGCTGCACGAATTACAAATCCCGACGTGTCACGCTTAGCCTTGCGACCTTTAGGTGTTAATCCAACGATAACACCGTGCGGGTCTAAATGACGCAAATCATGCTTATCACCGTCGATCACGGTTAAGCCTTGCCAGGTCATAGGCACAGTCTCAAAAACTACAGCTGCATTGCCAAGCCCGGATGAAACGATCCTAACGACGTCGCTATCGTTAGCCTCATGACGTGATAGGATAAGATAATAATTGTCGGGAAGCTTGCGCTCTAAACGGCTAGCAATTTTTGTATAATCAACAAATTGGATATCAGGAAAGGCTAACATGAGATTGCGGTAGGTAACACCGTCACGCTCGCAAGCGATACCTTCCCACGCAATGTCGGTGGACCCGTTCATGCGTACGCAAAGCTTCATGCCAAGCTTTTCAGCTTTCTTGATGCCAAGCTCGATAGAACGTACCACGTCACGCATATAAGCCTTGCGCTCCTTCATGAAGCGCTTAGCCTTTGCCAGGCGAGATAGACGCACGCTATTTAGATCGTCATCCTTAGCTACCATGCCAGCTTGGCCGGATTGCCAGCCTAAGCACAAAGCCTTGCAAGCCTCTGAAGCTTTAGGGCAAAGATTGAAGCCCGATAAGCTAGCCGGTGCCATATAGTGGATTGCATTAAGATAGCCGTAAGATTGTGCTTTGATAGCCTTAGCACTATCGAAAGAGAATATTCTATTATCCATCGAAATCATCTCCTAATAGTTATTATTATATAAGGATCATTAATGTCCTTATCGCTTATGAGATAATCAGATAGTGACAATAGTGTCAATAGACGATTAGGCATCTATTACAATTATTTTTGTAAATTAGTGTTATCAGATCATTAATCAAATTAGTGAGGTATTTAGATACCGCGATGAAATCGATGGTGCCAGATACTCCCTGCGCGTTGGTCCAGAATGGTGCCAGATGGTCTATTATTCATAATCTGGACCCATGACATTAGTATCATCATTCATCATTCATTATCTATTATAGATAAGAGCTATAAGCCTATTGTGTGTAATAGCTATTAGTCATGAGATAGGCCTGCACCTTGACCTACGCATGGGCCAGGGGGGTGGCTGGAGCGTGCACCCCACATTCAGTTCCCCCCAAAAAATATTTCGGTTATAGTGTGCTTCTCGTTGCAATGGAGGTTCACATGTCATTTTCTGATTTGGTTACAAAGGTAGAAGGCTTGCTTAATCTGAAGGCTGATTGGGCTAATGCTAAGACTGCGCTTGAGGGTACGGTGGCTGAGTTGCAGGCTAAGGTTACTGATCTTGAGGCGCAGGTAGCTCAGGCTGCTCAGAATGCAGAGGCTGCTGCTGAGGCAGATGTACAGGCACTGATTGCCAAGATAGACGCTGCTTGACACATCAGGTAGTATCAGGCATATCTGGTTACGCGGGATGGAGAAGTAGTATCTCATCGCCCTCATAAGGCGAAGGTCGCGTGTGCAACTCACGCTCCCGCAACCAGTATCGGGGGAGTTCCCTACTAGAAGGGGCTTGCATCCATCCAACATGCAGGCTGGTTTGGTGCAAATCCAATGCCCCCGCCAAATCTTTTGGAGATTGAAATGTCTGACGATCAAAAAAACGTTTACGATTATCGCTTAGCGCGTACGGCCATGTGCTTAGGTTACGCACTGGGGCAGCAGAATATTTACGCTGACATTAACCTGAACAAAGTTGCCGAGTATTTGCTTGAAAACTTAGACAATATGGAAATTCCGCTGAACGGTTTGAAACCGTTTTCCGAATATATGGCTGAACTGTCTAAAAATTAAAATCAAGCTCTCATAGCTCAACTGGATAGAGCAACGCTCTACGAAAGCGTAGGTTGGACGTTCAAATCGTTCTGAGAGCACCATCAACAGAAGGGACGCTGAGATGGCACAAGGTGGACACATACGGGCTGAAGAGCCAAAGAACGACAGACAGTTTCTTTGTCCTGAAGGCATGGTTGGGCATCTAAAGAAGGTTCTCGAAGGCGAGTACAGCATTCCGTACAACGAGGCTGACGCTGAAGGCCGATCCTTGCTGGTCTTGGATGTGGGTGCCAATTGCGGGGCATTTACGGTGTATGCCAAGCTCAGATGGCCTAACTGTGAAATAGATGCATACGAGCCGTTGGAAGCCAATCATCAGTTTTTATTTGCGAATACCCAGGATCTAAAGGGCGTTACCCGATTCCAGTCGGCAGTGGGCGATCCAGCCAGAGACAAGCTATACTTTGGCAAGCACAATGTCGGTGAGAACAGCCAGTATCAGGGCAACGAGCAGGTAGACGAGTATGTCGAGATTGATGTGGTCGAGCCTGAGAGCTTGGTGAGCTATGATATTGTTAAGCTCGATTGCGAAGGTGCCGAGGTATACATACTTGCTAGGCTGGACTTGAGCGAGACAAGGTATGTGATGTTTGAGTACCACAGCGAGCGCAACCGGATAGCTTGCGATGCTATTCTGACACAACAAGGATTTGCGTTGCTTGAGATGAATGTAACCTCGGTTGGTTACGGCGTTGCTAAATATCAGGCACAGTAATGAAATTTAACCTGCAACAGTTCTATGCGTTTTGCCGGCAGCTCAAGATTGAGACCAAAGAAGAAGGTCTAAAGAAGATGGACCGTCTGCTTGGCACGCAGACCTATGTCATGGAAGAAGTTGCGAAAGGATTAGAAGATGATTGCCATTTCTTTGTTATCCTTAAAGGCCGTCAGCTCGGTATTACTACTATCAGTCTTGCCTTGGATCTGTACTGGCATTTTATTAATCCTGGTCTCCAAGGTACGCTAACGACTGACACGGAAGAAAACCGTGACATGTTCAGGTCTACCCTTGGCATGTACATGGACGGCTTGCCCAAGGAATATAAGATCCCGCTGCTGGCCCATAATAGAAACCAATTAAGTCTGAAGAACCGCAGTCGCCTGTTTTATCAGGTAGCAGGCTTGCGAGCTAAAGGGAGCTTGGGGCGTGGTAAAGCTATTACTTACTTACACGGGACCGAAACCTCGTCTTGGGGGGATGAGGAAGGACTCGCTTCCCTACTTGCGTCTCTTGCGGAAACTAATCCTCTTAGACTCTACATGTTTGAATCAACAGCGCGTGGATTTAATATGTTCCACGATATGTACGTTACTGCCAAGCGAGCAAGAACCCAACGTGCTATCTTTTGTGGTTGGTGGCGTAACGAGTTCTACTCTGTCGAGGCCGACAATCCTATCTACAAGGTCTATTGGGACGGAAAAGTAACACCCGAAGAGAAAGAATGGGTGCGCGACATCAAGAAGCTCTACAACTACGAGATCAACTCTCGGCAGCTTGCTTGGTGGCGCTGGAAGCTCGCGGAAGGCATCAAAGACGAAGCCCTCATGTACCAAGAGTTCCCGCCCACGGAAGACTATGCGTTCGTGATGACCGGCAGCTCGTTCTTCTCGAACAGCAAATGCACCGACGCAATGAAGGCATCTCGCAAGGCAGTGCCTGACTGCTATCGCTATGTGATGGGCCACAATTTCCAAGACACGGAAGTAATGAAGTCAAACCCTAAACTCGCAACCCTCAAAATATGGGAAGAACCAGATGATAATGGATACTACGTTATTGGAGCAGATCCTGCTTATGGCAGCTCTGATTGGGCTGACCGTTTTTGTATTCAGATTTTTAGGTGCTACGCCGACGGACTCGACCAAGTCGCAGAGTTCGCCACCTCAGAACTTAACACCTACCAGTTCGCCTGGGTCATCGCCCACCTCGCCGGAGCCTACAAAAACTCTACGCTCAACCTCGAAGTCAACGGCCCAGGCCAGCCCGTCATCCAAGAACTCCGCAACCTCAAAAGACAAGCCGTCAACATCGCGTCCCAAAGCGAAACCCGTAAGCAAGGCGAAGCGTTAATGGCCGTCCTTTCCTCCATGCAAAATTATATCTGGAGGAAGAACGATACCCTTGGTGGCCTGACCAACTCGATTGGCTGGGTCACAACCCAAGCGTCCAAAGAGCGTATGCTGTCTTATTACAAAGATTACTTCGAACGCGACATGATGATCGTCAAGTCCGAGGAACTCTTGGAAGAAATGAAAACTATTCGGCGTGACGGTGGAACCATTTCCGCGCCTGGACGTTCTAAAGATGACCGCGTTATGGCCGCTGGCCTTGCAGCCGCCGCTTTTGCCGAGCAAGTGCAGCCACAGCTCATTGCACGCCGCATTACCCGTGACATGCAACTCAAAACCGAAGACCGCACAGCCGGAGAACTGGCCGTCGGCAAAAACGTATCCGAATACCTGAAGCGCATAGGATTTGGACCAAATGGATAAAGTCTTAAATAAATCAGAGATTTACCGGCGCATGGATCGTTTCCAAGAGGACGACAACACGCCGTGGTCATGGCCTATGTTGGCAGAACTAGCAGGTTACGCGCCTGGTCATATGCGGGATGTCTTCGTCTACAAGTCCCAACCCATGACTGAAACCATGCAGATCCGTGTCAGCCATGCCCTAGCCAAGATCGAACGCGGGGATGTCACCGTTATGCGTAATCGGGACAAGACTCGCTTCATTCAATACAACCAAAAGCCAGAGCCTCGCATGGCTAGAGGCAACCG